TAATGATACGGCGACCACCGAGATCTACACTCTTTCCCTACACGACGCTCTTCCGATCTGCACCGCCCGGAGGTCCACGGCGTGCCCGCCGGATATCTCTGCTGCGTGTGGGGCGTCTTCGGCACCCGTGACCCGGCGCTGCCCAAGGACTACTACGGCAACACCCGCTACTACGGGTGGAGGAATCCCTTCCTGATCACGGCCTTCCCCCGGGCCGGCAACCCGATCCCTCCCGGGTCCGCCCGCGGGGGCGGACCTCGCCCCTGATCGTCGGGCGGCTTACCGCTTGCCGGACCCGGTCTTCCGGAACCGCTGGAACGTACTGTCGACGGCCTGCTTCAGATCGTCGAGGGCGTCATCCGCCCCTTTCTTCAGCCGGCCCCAGTTCATCTCCCCGGCCGCCCGGACGACCTTGATCCTGTCCCTTGCCGTTTCGGCCTTCGAATGCAGCACGGAGATCTGGCGGGATACGATATCCCTCACATCCGCCGATGCCGATTCGGCCTTCTTCGCAAGGGATTCGATGTCTTCGCCGAGTCGTTCGAGGCGAATTTCCACTTTCTTCAGGTAAGCGTTCCGTATCATCGCCGCGCTCCTTTTGTGGGGTGGTGATCGGTTTGGCAGTGCCCCGGGCGCGGAAAATTCCGCGCTTTCATCAATAATTCCAAAAACCTAACCCCAAATCACCCCAAAACCCTGCTTTGGCAGTAAATAGACCGAAACGAGCAGATTCCGCGATAATTTGCACCTGCTTTGGCAGTGAAATGGAGACTATTGAAACCAGAATATCTTTACGGGATGGGTGGATACGTGAAAAATTAGCGTCGATGTTCAAGAAGGCAACTTCGACATCGTGACGCACCGAACTTCGATACATCGAAGTTCTTATATAGCCCCGATTATAATACAGAATATTTTTAATCTTCGATATTATCGCCCTTGCATAACTTCGATATACTCGCGGATCGCCAGGTCGACAGGAGGCCTTACTTAAAATTTTGGCAAAATCCTTCAGCTATAGTTTCCGTGTAGTCTCGTTCAATCGTGTTATTTACGAAGAGCACGTAATAATGCTTAGCACCAACATAACCACCGAATCTATTCTTAGCATTCATCGTCCCACATACCACCCAACCGAACAGTCCGCCACCAAGCCCATTCCACGCTTTCTGTGGCCGCCCAAACGTAAAAACAGCACTGTATGGGTCAATTAACTGTTTACTGTAATATTCCTTAATCATATTTTCATAATTTGACGGATATGGCCCATAATCTGCGGCTGCGAATTGATCGGGTGTCGGTCTCATCGCGCAGCTTGCTATTAATATGGAAAGAGAAATAAATATAATCAGGCGGAGTGCCAGCAAGAATTGACCCTTCATGAATATTGCCTCCCCTCATTTAATTTACTTTCCTAAAGATTTCTCCCATGCCAGACGACACGGCCGATGACGGCAAAGTCCCTTCCATCACTGGGATCCAGTGTGATCGGTTTGTAGGCAGGGTTCGCGCTCGAGCACGTTAGGACATTGCCGGGCTCCCGTTGGATTCGCTTAACCATGAGGTGCCCGTCGACCCGGATCACGTAGATCCCATCCACCGGCACATTCGCCGCGCCCAGGTCCATCAGGATCATTTCACCTGGCCGCAGAAGCGGTTCCATGCTGTCACCTTCTACATATAGAAAGGAAAGACCTGCGGGATCGGAGCCGATTTGCTGACGAACCCACGTCCGGTTAATGACCAAGAGATCCATGATCTCCTCCGAATCGACCGTCGCACCGGAGCCCGCCGCAGCCCGGACGTCATAGAGCGGGATGAAGGCGTAGTCAGAGGACCGAAGGCGCGCGAGTGTTTTCTCCGGGATCGAGGCGGAATCGAGTTCGGCGGAAGTTTTCGGACCTTCACCGGTGGCGAGCCACTTTATGCTGACTCCGGTTGCCCTGGCAATCGCTACTAACCTTACGCGGCTCGGATCAGTTTCTCCGGCCAGATATTTTCCAATCCCCCGCGATGAAATACCTGAAAGCTTTGCCAGCTTTTCGGCACTCCCAACCATCTCCACGACCTCCTTCATGCGCCCCATAAAGTTGGGATCGGAGACCGAGATGTCTATTTTCAAAGTCATTATAACTGCACGTAAATGAAAAATAATTCATGCATGGCGGAAAAACATGAATTATAGTCTTGACATTCCTGAACTATTGTCCTATGTCTATCCTTCATGGGAACCCCATACACCCCGAAAAAAGCCAGCCACGGGGACTGGCATCCCGCCGACATCCAGGCGGCGCTGAAAAAACGCGGTTGGACCTTCCGGAAACTTTCCATATCCCACGGCTACAACCCGTGGTCGATCGACAAAGCCCTGACCCGGCCGTGGCCACGCGCGGAGCGGATCATCGCGCACGCGATCGGCCTCGAGCCGTGGGACCTCTGGCCGTCGCGGTACGACGAGGACCATAACCCGGCAATCGGCGTCCGCAGGCGTCTCCGCGCACTTCAGTCTACCAATCCCCCCGTTTCCATCAATGTAAAAAAACGGAGCCCCCTCTGACATGACGCGCCGCCCCTACGTCGACGAGCGCCAGCTGATCCTTTCCGGCCTGTTCGAGATCCCCACAAAGCCCGCCGAGAATCCCGGGGCCCTCAATTTCTCCGTCGAGCTGCGGGGCGTGCTTTCCGAGGCGCTGAAGAAGAGCCCGCGGAGCCGGTACGAGGTGGCCGCCCGTATGAGCGAGCTGCTCGGCGTCGAGGTGACGCGGTTCCAGCTCGATTCCTGGACGGCGGAGAGCCGCAACGAGTGGCGGTTTCCGTTCGAGTACGCGGCGGCGCTCGAGGTCGCATGCGACACGATGTGCCTGCAGGAGCTGCTCGCGCGCAAGCGTGGGAGCAAGGTCCTGGTGGGCGCGGACACGCTGAAGGCGGAGCTGGGGAAGCTCGAGCTCCTCGAGGCGGAGATCCGCGACCGCCGGCGGGCGATCAAAAAACACCTGGAGGGGAAGCGGTGAGGCGTTTCATCCAGAAAATGGATTGTCCCCTTCAAATGGCCAGCGAAGATTCTTCACTGCTTTCAGTTTCTCCAGAGTGCGTCCCGCCTCTGCCGCCATGTCCCTATATGAAATACCGGGCTGAAGAAATGCTTCATCAAGTATGCGAAGCAGGCTCTCTGCATTCCAACACCACCATATCGCCGCCAGCGTCAGACGTCGTTTCGCAACAGGATCTTGCCATTCTTTCCGGCGAGCCCGTTCTTTTGGAGTTGCAGAGACAAATAGATATACATGCTGCTCATTTCGAATGCCCCAAACAATCCAGTTCCGCGCCCCCATGGCCTTCAGGTCTTCCCGCAATCCGTCTACGTCTTCTTTGGTTAAACCTCCTTTTAGTTCCGACACGAATCCGCTACATGCTGCGGCGTACTTTCTCAGGCTCATGGGGGGCGCCTCCGGATCGTGGGATGGGTGGCACCGACCACGATATCAGGGGGAACGCCCCCCGCCAATTCATGAAGGAGGACCGTCCATGACGATGATCCGGATGATCGGGAAGGCGTTTTCCATCGAGCAACCCGCACGGCTTTTCCTGATGCACGATCGGCTGCACCTGTGGCCGCAACGGTGTTCCGCGAAGCAGACGCGCGTGTCGCTACGGACGCGCCTGGCGGCGTTCCTGGGCCGCGTGACGATCCCCACGCCCTGGCGGAAGCTCCGTGCCAAGTAAGGACGACCGGTACTTCTCCGCGCGGGAGCTCGCGGGGCTTCCAGGGATGCCGGAATCGAGGGATGAGGTGGTCAGACGCGCATCTCGCGAACAATGGCCCTCCCGTCCCCGCCAGGGGCGCGGCGGCGGCCGCGAATATCCCCTCTCCTGCCTCCCGCCGGAGACGCAGCGCGCGCTCCTCGCCCGCCTGGTGGACGCGGCGGCGTCCACGGTGCCCGCCCTGATCCCCGGAATCCCGCCGCCGGCGACGCCGGAATCCCGCCTTCCCGCCGTGGCCACGCCCGGCGTCGTCACGCCCGGTACGCCGGTGTTCGTCACACGGAACGTGCGATTGAAGCTCCCCGCGACGCCGGCGGAAGGCCCGCAGACCCCGGAAGCCCTGAAAGACTGGCAGCGCCGACGGATGGACGCCCGCCTGGCGATCCTCGGCCTGGTCGACGATCTCGCGATGTCGCACGGCGTCGACGCGGCGATCTCCCACGTCGTCGCGATGGCTTCCCGGTTCGAGCTTCCGTCGCACATCCAATCGATGATCCCCTGGGCGAACGCGCGTCGCGGACATGACAATGCACGTACATTGTCCTGCCGCACGGTTTACCGGTGGATCTGCGCGCGGGAAGAAGGCGTCGTCGCCCTGGCGCCGCGGCCCGTGGAGCGGTACGGCGTCCCGACGTGGGCCCCGGCATTTCTCTCCCTTTTCCAGCGGCCGCAGAAACCCTTCCTGTCCGAAGCGCTCTCCCTTCTGCCGCAGGTCCTCTCCGCCGGGATCCCCGCGCCTTCCTACTGGTCCGTCCGGCGGTTCCTGCACCGCGTCAACGTCGTGGATTTGCACCGGGGGCGGTTCGGCCCCCGGGAGATCCGCAAGATCCGGATCTTCGTGCGGCGGGACTTCTCCCAGTTTTTCCCCGGAGACATCTACGAGGCCGACGGCCACACGTTCGACTCCGAAGTGGCGCATCCGTTCCACGGGCGGCCGTTCCGCCCGGAGTGCGAGCTCGTCATAGACGTCGTCACGCGGAAGGCGGTCGGCTGGTCCGCCGGGCTGGCCGAATCGACCTGGACGGTCATCGACGCCCTGCGGCACGCATGCGAGACGAATTGCGTCCCCGCCATGTACTACGTCGACCGGGGCTCCGGCCGGAACAACCATCTCCTGAACGACCTTTCCACGGGGTTCATCTCGCGCCTGGGGATCACCAAGACGCACAGCATCCCGTACAACTCGCAAGCGCGCGGCGCCGTCGAGCGGGCTCATCAGACGATCTTCATCGGCGTGGCGAAGACGCTTGCCACCTACATCGGCAAGCCGATGGATCCGGAGGCGAAGAAGAAGGTTTTCACGGCGACACGGCTGGCCGTCGCCCAGGGCGTTGTTTCGCCGTATCTGCCCTCCTGGGCGGAGTTCAAGGCCGCCGTGGACGCGGCGATCGCGGCGTACAACGCGCGGCCGCACCGCGCTCTACCCAAGATCCGGGATCCCCACACGGGGAAGGTCCGCCACATGTCGCCCGACGAGCGGTGGGCGCAGTTCGCGGAGGAAGGATTCGAGGCGGTCCGGATCACCCCCGAGGAATCGAACGACCTGTTCCGGCCGTACGTGGTCCGGACCTGCCAGCGCGGCGAGGTGAACCTGAAGAATAACCGTTACTTCCACAAGGCCCTCGAGGGATACCACGGACAGCACGTCCGGGTGGGATACGACATGCACGACGCCTCGCGCGTCTGGGTGCGGGACCTCGACGGCCGGTTGATCTGCGTGGCCGGATTCGAGGCCAACAGCCGCGCCTTCTATCCGGTCCCGGTGGTCGAAAAGAAGCGCGAGGAACGTGCCCACGGCCGGCTACGCCGACTCGAGCTCCAGGCCGAGGAAGTACGCGCGGAACTCGCGGGAGCGTCGAACATGGTCGACGCGGATTTCTCCGACGACCTGACTCCCGAGGAGAAGGCGCGCGCGGACGAGCAGATCAAGGCCCTTGCGGCCCCTCGCGGAGACGACGAGGTGGACGTGGACGACGACGTCAAGTTCTGGCGCTGGGGGATCGCGCACATGGACGAGCTCTCCGAGGACCAGAGGCGATACCTCGCCGAGCGCCTCGACCGCTCCCCCACGTTCCGGCAGCTGCTCGGCTTGAAAGACGACGACACGGGTTTTAGCCATCCGTCGGGACTCTGCGTCCCGGCGGTGTGAGGCCACAGACAACCAACTTCCAAGGAGGCGAGAGCGGTGAAACCTGGATTCGCGATGACCAGCAACGTACAGCGGTTCCTGAACGGCATGTCGGTCGTGGAGGATCGGGGCGCGCGGGAGGCGTCGATGATGCTCGTTACGGGGGATCCGGGATACGGCAAGACGGCCACGGTCATCTCGTGGGCGGTCCAGCACGGCGCCGTCTACCTGCGCGCGAAAGCCAGTTATACGCCGTTCTGGCTGCTCTCCGAGCTCGTCTCCGAGCTGAAGGGGCGGCCGGCGCGCAACTCCGAGGACCTGAGCAAGCAGGTGGTGATCTCCCTCATGCGGGAGCCCCGGGCGATCATCATCGACGAGGTCGAGCATACGTTCCGGGACCTGAAGGTCCTGGAGACGATCCGCGACCTGGTCGACCTGGTCGCCATGCCGATGGTGCTCGTGGGCACGGACCAGGTGCAGAACCGGGTGGCCCGGTACGCGCAGTTTTCCAGCCGCATCGCCTCCGTCGTGCAGTTTCGGCCCGCCAGCGTGGCGGACGTCCGGATCTGCTGCGACCACAAGTGCGAGGTCCCCGTGGCCGACGACCTGGTGGAGGAGATCCACCGGCAGTCGGGCGGCCGGATCCGCGAGGTGATGAACGCCATCGCCGTGGTCGAGCGGCAAGGCAAGGCGCGCACAGGAGCCGCCGCCCACAAACCCGTTTCCCTCTCCGACATGGCCGGCAGGGCACTGACCCACGACTGGCAGGCGAAGCGTCCGCGGATCGTGCGCGGCGAGGGGCTCCGTTCGGAGGCGACGCAGTGAGGGGTGTCGCCACAGCCGTCCTTTCCGCCCTGGTCCGGGGCCCGGGCTTCACTACTGCATGGCTTTCCCGCGAGACGGGACTGACGGCCAAGCAGGTCAGCGACGCCTGTGCGGTCCTCCTGCGGCGGGGTTTCATCGCATCCCGGGTGGCCGGCCGGTACCGGGTGACGGACACAGGACGGGAGCTGCTCTCCGCCGGTGAGGTCGTCAAGAGCGGACACCCGGCCGGGCCGCGGGATCGCCGGATCGTTCGCAACACTTTACGGGAGAAGGTGTGGCGCGCGTTGGGGATGCTGCGGAAGGCGACGATTCCGGAGCTGCTCTCCTTTGCCGCGATCGGAGAGGAGAAGGCGGCCAACAACAACGTCCGGAAATACCTCCTCGCGCTGGAGAAGGCCGGGTACCTCGTCCGGGACGCCCGGCGCGTTCCCGGGACCGCTCCCACGAGCAACGGATATTCGCTCTTCGTCCTGATCGAGCGGACCGGCCCGCAGGCCCCGATCTACAGCAACCGCAAAGGGCACTTGTACGACCCCAACACGAAGAAGGAGATCGCCCTGTGAACTGGACCGATCTGCTCAGGCAAGCCATCAAGGATCACGGACTGGCGGCCGTCGCGAAGGAGGTAAACCTCTCCAAAACGACCCTGCACATGGCGCTCAAAGGCACGTACAACGCCGACACGAAGAATGTCGAGCGGAAAGTGCTCGCTGCTTACGGGAAGGCTCTCTGTCCGTTCCTCAAGCGGACCCTGAACGCCACCGAATGCAGGTGGTACCGGGAGCGGTCCGTCCCGATGAGCCACCACACCCAGATCGAGCATTGGCAAGCCTGCCAGGATTGCGACGCACCCATTGTTCCGTACACCCCCGTCCCGGACGAGGAATAACGAAAGAGAGAGGAGAAAGGCATGGCGACGAAGGCGGCGAGGTTCAAGCAGGAGGCGGTGAAATACCAGGTGCCGCAGACGCACGAGCAGGTGGTGGAGGCGATCGCGGAGATCGGCCGGCGGCAGCGGGAACGCGAGCGGATCAAGGCGGACATGAACGACAAGATGGCCGCGGTCAAGGAGCGGTTCGAGGAAGAGGCACGTCCGCACGGGGAGGCGATCCAGGCGATCCTCGATGGCGTGCAGACCTACTGCGAAGCGCATCGGGACGAGCTCACCAAGGACGGGAAGACCAAGAGCGCGAACCTCTCCAGCGGGGAGGTCGGCTGGCGAATGTCGAACCCGAAGGTGGTCCTGAAAAACGCGGAGAAGGCGATCAAGGCGCTGAAAGAGGCCTTCCTCACCCGGTTCATCCGGTCGAAGGAGGAGGTGAACAAGGAGGAGATCCTCTCCGCCCGGGTGCTGGCGGCCGTCAAGGGGAACGACGAGAGGAACGAGGAGGTGCTCCAGGCCGCGCAGGCGATGGCGGCCCTGAAAGGGATCAAGGAGATCCGGATCGAGCAGGACGAGAACTTCTTCGTGAAGCCCTTCGAGACCGACCTCGAAGAGATCGCCGGATAGGAGGCGGATTGATGAGCGGCGTGGCCTGCTTCTGCGTTCCCGACGACGCGTTCCCGTTCGCCGTCCCGGTGGACGTCTGCAGCTGCTGCAAACGGCGTATCTACCGGTTCGAGGAGATCCATCCCCACGTGATCGGGATCATGTGGGGGTTGGGAAATAAGGAGTACGCGGTCTCCTGGAACTGCCCCCGGTGCGGTTCCACGCAGTCGGTGCTGTGGGCGGAGGCTTCCCACGAGATGCGACGGATCGCGGAGAACGTCGGGCTGCTGGCGGCGATGACCGCGGCGGAAATGCCCGCCGTCGGACCGGAGGCGTAGCGGATGGGCGCGGCCAACGCTTTCGATTCCCGCAACCGCGACCTGGCGGCGATCCACGTAGCCAAGAAGGAGCTCGGCCTTACCGATGCCAACTACCGGGAGTGCCTCCTCCTGCTCACCGGCCGCGCCTCGGCCGCGGAGCTGAACGAGGCGGACCGCCACCGGCTGATCGAGCATTTTCGGGGGATGGGGTTCTCCCGCCCCGGCCGGAAGCGGAACAACTCGGCGAACCCCATGCACTCCAAGATCCGGTACCTGTGGCGGGACCTGTACCGGGCCGGGGCGATCCGCGACAACTCGGACGCCGCCCTGGATTCGTACGTGCGGCGGATGACGGGAACCGACTCCCTGCGGTTCCTCGATCGGGAGCAGTCCTGGAGGTTGATCGAAGCGATGAAACGCTGGCTGTCGCGGTTCTGACGATGGAGAACTATCCCGAGGTCCTGAAAGACCTGGCCGATCATGTCGCCTTCCTGATGACGGAGCGCGGTGAGAAGGCGGAGGCCGCCGCGGAGATCGGGTTCAAGACGGCGGAGTTCCTGCGCGAGCACTGGGGCGGCCAGAAGATCTACATCCCCAAGGGCATCACGTTCGCGGCCTCCCAGCGCGACATCGAGATCTACGGCCGCTTCCGGGGAACCAATGCCCTGGATCTGTGCCGGGAGTACAAAATCACCAACACGCGGCTCTACCAGATCATCCACGCGATGCGGAAGTTTCGTCGACCGCCCGATCCGGAGCAACCGGAGCTGTTCAAGGAGGTGGCGAAATGAACCGCTGCCTGATTGAGCTGGTGGAAGCCGACGGCGGGAGCATCCTGCTCAACCTGGATCTCGGGAGAATCATGCGGCTCGAAAGGATCCGGATCCCCGAGGGGCCCCATCCGAACCGCCTGGTCCGAATCTGGAGGCTTTTCGTCGAGGTGTTCTTTCTCCCCCCCGCGCGGGACCGAAGGTTCGACTACCGGTGGACCACCGAAAAGGGTGTACGGGTGTGCTACGAAAACCGCGACCGTGAACCGGTCGAAGAGGAGGTGAGATGTTGACGAAGAAGGAGCGTCCCGATGGCCACCTGTGACCTGAAGAATCACGCAAGGGCCTGCGCCAGCATGTACCGGCTGGCACACGGTCGGCCCGACCATCCGTGCAACGGCTGCGAAACGGGCCAGGAGAGGGCTTCGGCGGGTGATACCGCTTTGCCACCGAACGTAGCGCAATCGCAGCGCACACCGAACGAAAGGAGCGGAAAACCGATGGGAGAGGCGGGAGGAGGCAGCATGCGGGATCGCATGCTGGAGTTGATCCGGAAGGAGAAGAGCGTCCGGACGGTGCGGCTCATCGATGCGCTCGGGATCGATGGGAAGGCGGTCAAGGCCCTGGGCGCAGCGCTGGCCACGAGCGGCCAGATCAAAGTGTGGAACATCAACCCCAAATCGGCAGTCTACGCGTTGCCGGAAGTGGCCGATCCGCGGCCGCCGCGCGGTAAAGCCGCCGGGAAAGGAGCAGCCCCCCCGGTAGCGGTACCGAAGGCCACACCACGTGCCGTTGCCGCCCCGAAGGTTTCCGCTACCCCCCCCCCTACAAGCCTCGTGCCAAGGCTCCGAAACCGAAACCGGCGGTTGGGAGCCCGAGCCCCGCGGAGAAGGCGCCGGCGCACAGGGGCCTCTTCGAGGTCGACCTGCGGTTCGTCGGCATGCTCCAGGAGCGGGCGGGGCGGCTGATGGGAGCGATCGCCCAGGAGAGCCCGATCGACGGCGAGCTGCTCGACCTGTTCTGCCTCACGACCGACTGGCTGCGTGAGCGGAGGGCGACGGCATGAAGACCGTTACGCCTGGTTTTGAGGTGATGCTGGGAAAGATCGACGGCATGCTGATCCTCCAGTCGATCGAGCGCGCGGGAAGGACCTGCTACAAATCCGAAGACAAGATCACGCCCGACTCGTCCGGTCGGTTCGTGGCCATGCTCATCGAGCGCGGGCACGAGTCCGTGTTAGAGCACGCGGCCGTCACGGTCCGCATCATCTGCGACCGGGGCGTCTCCCACGAGCTCGTGCGGCACAGGATCGCCAGCTACAGCCAGGAGAGCACCCGGTATTGCACGTATGACCAGGGCATCCAGGTGATCCAGCCGTTCTTTTTCGATGATAACGAGGCAGGCGTTCCCCGCCTCCTCCCCGATGGAGAAAACGTGCTCCCGCTCAACAAGGCACTGGTGTGGAGCATGGCGATGCAGGTGTGCGAGTGGGCCTATCTCAGTCTGCTTGCGATGGGCGCGGCTCCCCAGGAGGCGCGATCCGTCCTGCCGAACAGTCTCAAGACCGAGATCGTCGTCACGATGAACCTCCGGGAGTGGAGGCATTTCTTCAAGCTCCGCACGGCGCCGGCGGCGCACCCCCAGATGCGGGAGATCGCCGTACCGCTCCTGGAGAAATTCCAAGAAGCGATCCCGGTGGTCTTCGACGACATCCCGGGTTCCCCCGCGAAGGCTCAGCCATGACCGGGAAACAGTTCGATATGGTGGTGGAATGTCGCCTCCTGCGGATTCGGGGCACCCTCCAGAAGAAGAACGCCGAGTACGCCCCTGGGGCGGATAAGCTGCACAACTTCAAGGCCGGCGCGAAACTCCAGCGTTGCACCCCGGAAAAAGCGCTCCTCGGGTACCTGACGAAGCACCTGGTGTCGATCTTCGATCTTGTCGAGAATCTGGGCCGCGGGAAATGCGCTTCTCTGGACGTCTGGCGCGAAAAGATCGGTGACGCCATCAACTACCTGATCCTTCTCGAAGCGCTCATCGACGAGCGGATCCTCGGACCGGAAGACGTGTCCATACCCGTGCCGACGGTCCGTCGGGACCGGGACGATCTCCCACCGCAGCCGGACAGGCACCACGCATGAAGAAGCACACTCCCGGCCCATGGAGAATCTGCGGCGGCGGTCGCCACGACTGGATCCGGATCGATGCGGGAGCGGTCAAGCCAGACGGGGATCCTGATTCAGAACACGGCGGGGAAACCCTATTCGACACCAACGAATTGAACTGCCTGAACCCGGAAGCGAAGCGCCGGGTGATTGCAGACTACCGCCTGGCCGCATCTGCCCCGGAGCTGCTTGAAGCCGCGGAGGACGTGCTCAAGCAGTATAGGGAGTCCGTCGTCCCGATCGGTCCCGATCTGTCGGATTCCATCCGAGTGTTTTTAGCCGCCGCCGTCAGGAAGGCAAAGGGAGAACGTACCGGCCCTCCAATGCCATGGGAGCGTGCGTGATGAACCACACGAAGGGACCGTGGTTCTGGCAAGCGAACTCAAAGACCGGTCAGGTACACCTCGTCACCGAAGGGCGAGGTCGCGTGATCGTCATGACGTTTTATCGAAAAGGATTTCATGGAGCGCAACCCGCATTCCAGAAACATAAGGAGGGATGCGACGGGTCGTGTATGGGATGCGGGATCATGGTGCCGCTTTTCGAGGCGGGGTACGAACCGGACTACAACGGTTATATCGATATCGATCATCCCGACGCCCGCCTGATCGCCGCCGCGCCGGAACTGCTGGAGGCCCTGCTTGCGCTGGTCGATGAACGTCAGCCGCTCGGCATCGACCGTCCTGCATACAAGATGGCTCTGTCGGCAATCGCGAAGGCAGGGTGAGGATTCCGTTATGAAGCTGCTCGACCTGGAGCCCAGGTTCCTGACGAGGATCGACGACAACAACTTCCGCGAGCACGATGACATCGCGCAGTCGGACGGAGTGATGTTTCTATGCCCCAAGTGCTTGAGTCGTTCGGAGCGCGGGAAGGTTGGCGTCCATTGGTGTATCTGTTGGGGCCCGTCAGTGCCCCAAACGACTCAGCCCACGCCAGGACGGTGGGGCCTCGTCGGCACCGGATACCAGGACTTGTCTCTCATCGCCGGTTCATCCTCTGTTTTGTTGCAGGGCGGCTGCCACGCGCATTTCTTTATCCGCGACGGGGAAATCGTCGAGGCTTAAACCACGGTTCAAGGAGGAGCAATATGAAATGGGAATACCTGCAGCCCGCCGATCGGCCGGTCGTGGACGGTTTGGAGGGGCACGAGGTCGTCTACGCGAAGGACCAGCCGGAGTACATCCCGTTGCGATGCCTGCGGTCCAACGCGTACACCGGTTCTGTGCTCTCCCGGTGGACCCTCACCCCGGAGCAGCGCCAGCTCGTCGCCGAAGGCGGGGACATTTTCCTGGAGTTGCTGACCTTCGGACATCCGCTTCAACCGATCATGATCGCCGTCGGCAACGATCCGGAGCCGTGGTTCTTCGAGGATCGCTATCAGTTGAGGCTCGGCTGCGGCTGCATCGGCAGGTGCAAGGGACACTCGGAGCAGCCGCCAGAACCCGGTCCGAAGATGGCCACGTTGGAAATCCAATGTCTCCGGTGCGGCAAATATAACGTGAAGCCGCAAGGGCACTGCCCAGGGTGCGGATGGGTCTGGTCGACCGCGCCAGAGACGAAGCGTCCCCGAAAAGACCGGGACGACCGTCCGCCCCAGCCGGACAGGCACCACGCATGAAGACCGAGAAGCTCATGACCGCCGCACTGGCGGTATTGACCTATCACGACGCATTGAACCAGGCCGGAAATCGCGCACGCCACAGGGGTTTGACCGTCGAGCTCGAAGGTGCGATCGACCGCCTCCGCGCCGCTGCCAATCGTCGCTGTGAGACGTGCGCGTTCTTCCGCCCTCCTTGCCTCGACAACGGGAGAAAGATCTCCGGGTGGTGCGGAAAGGAGCCTCATTCGCCACTGCGGGATCTCGACGACACCTGCAAGCGGTGGAAGGAGCGGGAGTGATGGCTAAACAATTGACCCGCGTCTACCCTGACGCCGGTGGGAAGGTCACGTTCCCGCCGAACTCCTATGGGCAGGAAAACGGGATCTGGTATATCCGCCCCCCTGACTGTCACCTCGGAAGCCTCGAAAATCACACGGTAGTGGAGCACGAGGACGGTACGATCACGGTTTCCCCGTCCATCCTCCATCGAGATTTCAAGCGGGTCGATGGAGAGCGGGTAGTCGACATACAAGTCCACGGGTTCCTCGAACGCGGCATCTGGCGGGATTGCTGAACCGGCAGTGCCGGCACTGAGGAGGCCGATATCATGAAACCCTCCGCCGCCCGGGTCTTCGAGTACCTCCGGAGCAACATGGATCGCGAGGTCCCTGCGGCGGAGCTTTTCAACAACCTCCACATGATCGATTACCGGTCGAGGATCTCCGAGATCAACCGGGAATTCCGTTCGCGCGGAAGCCTCTCCCGCGTGGTCTCGCGGCGGATCCCCGGCCGCACCACCAACGCCTACCGGCTGGTGCTGTTCGAGACGGCGCTTTAGCAACCCTTTCTCCCTTCCTTCACGCCGTTCATTTCCCCAAATCTTTGGGGCTATTTCACTCCGGTTATTTCCTACGTTTGCAAGGAGTGGCTGGCCCAAGGCCAGCCACCTCCCGGAGGTGAACATGCAGCCGCAGAACCTCATCATCCACCACTCGACCACGAAAGACGGCGTCACCAACGACTGGGACGCCATCCGCCGTTACCACATGTCCTGGCGGTACCAGGGGAGGATCCTCACTCCCGAGGAAGGCCAGGAGCTGCTCGACCGGGGCACGAAAGGCGTCGAGCGGCCGGACCGGGAGATCGGCTACCACCGCGGCTTCGAGCGCATCGGCACGACGCTCGTCCTGCGGGAAGGCCGCGCGATCGGCGACACGGGCGCCCACTGCCGCGAGCTCCACATGAATTCCAAGTCCATCGGGTACTGCGTCATCGGCAACTTCGACCTGGCGCCGCCGGACCTGGAACTCCTCAAATTCGTGGCGACGCAGGCCAAGAGGGACGTTGAGGCATACGGGATCCCCGTCCAGGCGATCCGCGGCCACTGGGAGATCGGAGCGATGGCCGGCTTCGACTGGCGGCTGGGCCAGTACAAAAGCTGCCCGGGGAAATATTTTCCGATGGACTCGCTCCGCCAATTCGTCGGCGGCACGCTGCCTGCGTGATCACCGGCCTGTGCTGGCCGGGATTCGCGGCATGGGAGCCGCCATACGCCAAGGACGAGATCTGCGAGATGTGCCGCAGGATCTACGAAAAATGCCCGAAGGAGGCACCCGATGAGACGATTCTTTCCGCTCCTGTTCGTACTGACGCTGCTGCTGATCCTGTTCCTCACGCCGGTCGTGGCCCTGTCCGCCGGTGAGGCGGGGGGTGGAGACGCAGGCGTCCCCGCTCTCCTGACCCCCGACGGCGCGGCGGGAGACCAAGGATTCGTATCCCTTCTCTTTCAGTCGATGGATCCGCTCGCCGTGATCGTGGCGATCGCGCTCACCCAACTCGTAAAGATCCTCTTGCCGTCCCCCATTCCCGGCGACCGCTCCACGGAGACCATCCCCGGGAGCCTGTCCAACCGAATTCTGCCGTTTGTCCCTGTCTTGATCGGCTGCATCTCCGTCTTTTTACAGCATTGGGGGCAGCCGTTCCGACAAACCCTGGTCCAGGGGATCGTCTCGGGGGTCGCCGCCGCCTACTTCTACCGGGCCTGGAAGGTCACGATCTTCGGGGCGTAAGATCGGAAGAGCACACGTCTGAACTCCAGTCACCGATGTATCTCGTATGCCGTCTTCT